CACATTGTCCAGATAAGTGGTATGCAAGAAGCCATGGTCTGCTTCCCATTTCGGGTTGGGCCTGCCATCTGGGAGGTACCATCTCTTAAAGATCCACGATCCCTTTGTTGTGGGGTTAAAAGCGAGGTAAATGCGTCTTTCGCCTGGGCGTCTAAAAGAGTCCACCAGTTTAATGTATTCTTCCTCACTAGGGATTTCTGTGGCTTCGTCTATCAGCAGGTGGGTAACATTAGATAGACCTTTGCCTTTGGCTGTGGTCGTGCCCTCAGAGATCTTCATACTGTGGGTAATGATCATGTTGCCATTGGCTGGGTTCACTATCTCATCCCCAGAGATCTTGAGGGCTGAAGTCAAGCCCCAGGCTTGGATCAGATCCAGGATGTCCCGGTAGATGGAAGAGGAGATGCTCCTTTGGGTGTACCTGGCTAGGACACCTCGGAAGTAATCTTGGCCAACCAGCTTCATAAGAAAGATCGCGGAGACTTGGGTTGATTTCCCCGATCCACGTCCTCCTGAGATCAACCAATAGGTCTTGTCCTCATAGAACAGAGGAGCGTAGGCATCTAGGAAGGTAAACTGTTTGACTGGCTGGGTGCTCATTTTTTTATCTGAGAAAGATTCATTACATTTGCGGGTTTATTGGCCGGGGGTCACTCCCTGGTCCAGCCAGGTGGGGCTGAGACCTTCCCTAGGTCGGGCATGAAGGCAAATTCTTGCGGGGGAGCCTCCACCGGTGGTTCTAAGAGTTCTTGGGGAGATTCTGCAGGTGCGCCCCCGCCGGTCTCCAAGAGGAGTTCGGAGGCTGGGAGTTCTTTGTGTTCTCCCCCTGGGAGGGTTACCAAAGAGGTCCCAGCTAACGGGGAGGCTTCACCAATCATATTGCCTGGCAGATGGATCTGGGGCATGTTGATCTGGATAGGCACCAAAGGTTTGCCGTCTACTCCTGTTAGCTCTTGCCTGCTAAGAGTGGGCACGAATCTCTCAGATATCTTAACCCATAGGTCCAAAGCTTTGTCTGGATGCTTCTGGGCGGTGCGTATTAACCAGTCCTCTAAATGCGGTGCAGCCCCAGCTAATAACTGTTCGAACGCCTCACGCACCTTATCGGATACGCGAATTTTAGCGGTCGCCCCATGTGGCCTACCAGGATTTCCTGGTTGTCCGGGGAGTATTTTATTTTTCGGCGGGCGTCTAGGCATGGTTTTTCATTGATTTGGCGTTAAAATTTTTGTGGAAGCGGGGCGCCAGACCCCTTGGGTTAGTCCTTGTCCACTATAGGGTTAGGTTGGTTCAGAGGAGTTTGATGCCTGCATTCTAGGATCACATCATCATATCTCCCTTTATCTTTTCTCAGATCTACCACCTTCCAAACAAGGTTCAGATCCCGCGCTTTTTGGCATAATGCCTCCAGATCTTTTGGGCTTTGGATGTCTTCTATGATTAACAGGCCGGAGGGAGCTAACTTGCTCATGTAATGCTCTAATACCCATTGCTGACTGGCCAGGGTATGTGGACCATCATCTATAATGACATCTAATGTGCCATCTTGGAATAGATTCAAGCACTCTGGAGTGTAAGCATCTTTTCGCACGAAGTGGATTCGTTGGGATTCGGGTTTATGTCGCAAAGGATTCACATCTATGCCCCAAATTTGGGCTTGGGTGTAATAAGCATTCCATAACTCTAACGATCCTCCTTGCCACACACCTAATTCTAATATTTGCAGGGGTAAATCCCTTAACGGGGTAAAAGCCTGTTCATAATAGCCTTGGATATAGTTATGCACAGTGCCTTTATCACAACTCTGGGCAAATCTCTTTTGGTATAGTTCGGTTAAGGTCATGTGGTTCTGATTATTCTAGGCGGATAAATCTTCTTGGGTGCTGCATTAGGTTTCCAGACACTCTTGGGTAGTCTGCCTATCTCTTGCAGCATAATTAGTTCAGTTTTCCAACTTAAGCCTCTCCGTAAGTTTGTGACGCAACATCTGCTGACATTATACTTTTGTGCTACCTTGCGGCTGGGCAAGTGTTGGTGCTCGGTTAAGATTTCTACCACTTGGATTAGGTTAAGCTTGTTTCTCTGTGCCATCTTCTTGTTTATTAGGGAATATGCCTTCTGGACTAGCTTCGTCTAGGATCTGGTCAATCCTTACATGCACTGTCACTAACTCTTGCATTAAAGCAGCTTGTTTATCTACTATCTTCTTATACTCGTCTATTAGGAATGCTCTTCTGCTAATCATGGTGTGCAACTCTTCGGCCAGTTTATTGTACTGCCTGCCTAGCTTCGTTAATGCTCTGGCATTTGGGGGTAAGTTTAAGACATCTATATTGCCTACTAGTAATTTCTCTTCCATGGTTTATCTTTTGGTGTTTAATGTGTGCGCTAAGGCGGTTAGCTTTTCCGTGGCTGCTTGTATTTCACTAATGTGTGCTAACATCTGGTTTATTGTTTGCGTGTCGCTATGAGCGTCTATTAGCGTTGTGGCGTAGCCATGTTCTTGCAACCATTCCTGGTATTGTTTGGCTCTTTTATCGCGATCCTTGGGATTCAGAATCTCTTTAACTATCATGCGTTCCATATTGGGCTTTATATTCTTGATAAATCTTGCGCACTTGTTGGGTGGTGTTACTCACACAGGCTCCGCAAGTGGTCATGGGCTTGTTCGTGCCGTGATATTGGTTGTAGATCGAGTAGATCTTGCCTATTTCCTCGTGGGTCCAAAAGTGTTTGGGTTTTTGGAGCTGTGGCTCTAATTGGCGGAGTAAATCAATAATGGTGGGTGTCAACATATTAGAAAGTGTTAATTTGTCGGTGCAGGATCGTGCCCAGGTAGGCTGCTGCCAGTGCTGCTATCGGGATCTGCCAAGATAGAGGCTCCGTCAGCAACAACATGATCAAGTTGCTCCATAAACAGCCGCAAGTTACGCATCGCCAAGGTTTCTGAGCCTTTAGTCTTAACAGGTTTAGTACGCTTTCGTACTGGGGTTGTTGCATCACTAGGGTGATGGCTGCTGTGAGCATTAGGATGTTGATCCACATAGGAGTCTCTGATAATATTGGTGCGGAGTGGCAGTTTTAATTCCTGCTTCAGGCGATAAACGGTTTCGTCTAGTTTTTGGACTGGGGTTTCATATCTCGTCTTGTGATCGGGATGGTCAAAACGCCAGCGAATCATTTTTGTGTTCATATGATAGACATTTTAGTGCGAATATGGGTTTTAATTCGTTTGATGCTAAGGGAAATACTCGTGCGTGGTATGCCCGTTAAACGACTGAGAGCTAAGGCGTTGGCTCCGATGCCTGCATATTCTTTTAAGAGCATGTTCTCGTACCAACTTAGATCTTTGTCTATTATCCTATCTATCTCAGCGTGAAACTCCTCCTCCGTGTAAGGTTCATCTGGAATGTTTTCATGGCTCGGATCTAAAGGAATCTCTTCGTGCTTGAACGCTTTATAGAATGGCGAACTGGTGCTCTTCCACAGATTCATGCCTATTCTTAAGCAATAAAAAAAGCCACCGCCGGCATCGACTATAGCTTGTGCATCTTTATGAGTCAAGAAAGCCAACACCACTTCTTGAGTTAAGTCGTGCCTTAGCTCGTGGTAACCTGTCATGCGATCTATCGCTGCTTGCAATAAGGGATAATTGATTTCTGACCATTGGGATACCGTCAATTGTTGAGATTAGATTAGCTGTATATATTCTTATATGAGACCCCACGCCAAAAAACCCTTTCCCAAATCGTTTTATGACTACCGCAAGTTTAAGGTGGCTCATTACATGTTGTTTTGGTTCTTATGTAACGAGTTAGACGAGGATGAGGAAGGCTGGATCCGGATTAGTCGCAAGGATCTAGCCAATCTTTATCGGGAACGAGGTGGCTGTAAGATCACTAACATTAGTGCAGTCATCTTTATGTTGCACACCGAAGGTTACATCTACCTCGAGTACAGCAAATCCAAAATGACCAACTATATTGATTTCAAGATCCGGATTTGTGATGAGGCTTGGGATCCTCGAGTGGTGCACAACAAAGTGTACCAGTGTTCCACTACCCGGGCTGAACGCAAGCAGAGAGCGCTTCAGCAATTAGGTCTCGTTTCGGAGCCTGGACTTTAATCTTCTTAACTTTCTTCTGCTTCTTCTGGTAAGCTTGTTTGATCTGTTGGATTTCCAAATAGGCTTTTGTTATTTCCATGATTTAATTGTCTTTCAAGTTCTTTTTCTTTGATTTTTTGAAATTCGGTTCTGGCTTTGGCGTTTTCGTAATCCGGATCAATGTTATGATCTAAATAGTATTGTAAAGTGTTTTTAATGGCTTGTTTCATTAATCTTAAATCTTCATAAGTATAATACTTTTTATTGTTCTTACCACAATACAACACTAAAGGATCTTTTAACATCTTTAGCCATTGGGCCTCTAAATTTTGTAGTGGATAACCTTTTTCAAATTCATAAACGTCATCTAAAAATCCCATAAGATAGTTTTTTGTTTAGTTAATTAAAATGTTTAAAAATGAATGAATCCAACGCGAAGCGTTGTGTGGAGTGGGGAAAGCTTTAATCAGATCTTATGAACGATAGTGAATAAGATCTGTTAAAGTCTCACTCTGACTAGAGTCTCATTATATGTCTGGTAAAATTTTCCTCTCTTGTCTGGCAATTTTTGCCTGACTTGTTTCCACCTCAGTTAAGATCTTTACTACCTCAATGTAATTAATTGCAAAATAATTTTTACAAGGAATGTCTTTACGGGTAATAGTAATCAATCCTAATTTTTGTAATTTGTCTAAATCGTTTCGGATTTGTTTTTCTGAACAACGACAGTGTTCTGCTAATCTGTCGGTTTGTTGAAAAAATTCCCCCATGCCTAAAAAATATTGTTTATGTAAGCTCATAAGGGTTTGTAATAAAATAGTTGGTCTCAAATCTATGGCATCCCATAATTTTTTGTTCAAAATTGTGTAGCCTGTTTCAACTAACGAGTTGTGGGCAATTTCTCTTGCTTCGTAAATATTCATATGTTCGTTTTTATATTTTAATATTCGTAGTTTCCAAAGTCATCGTTATAAGGTTCAAGTTCGCTTTCCAATCGACTTGAATTTAAGCTCATACAGCGCATTTCATCTTCATACCATATGTTGATATAACCTGCAGATGAAAGTTCAGCTACGAGCGTAGAAACCTGGTTTAAACGCATTCCAAAGGTGTCACTGATCCAGTAGTCTGAAGCATAAGCGTACCCTTTCTTGATTTCAAAGTTGTAGATGAGGTTTAGTATTAACTTTTCCTCGATAGAGAATCTGGAACTCTTCCAGATCTGTGGGCAGAATTGCAAATTTAGATTCATTTTGTTTTCCAAGTTTTATTGTGAACAATGGCTCCAATAGTGCAAGGCAGCACATTATATTCTTTAGCCAATTGGCTTTGATTGCGAATGCCTTGGGCGTAACTCTCTCGGATGTAACTAACATCTTCCCAAGTAAATCGGGTTAGATGATGTTTTTCTGCTGTGTGGTAACGATCTTGTTGCTTACGCAAGGCCATTAATTCTTTCTGATTCGTCCAATAAAGATTGTCTACCGAGTAGTTATCAGGATTCTTATCCTTGAATCCCACAGAGTTATATTTAGAGGGATCTGGGTTAGGAGACCAGGTCTCCATAACCATTCGATGCACATATTTTTTACGGACTTTTCTGTCTGGTAGCATAAAAGTAACCATCCAATAAGGATTATCTGTACAGGATGAAGCACTAATAAAATTACCTCTGAGGGAATTTTTAATTTTCCCGGACGGAGAAATATGATAGTTCTCGAATCCGGGAATAGGTTTGAATTGTTCTTCCATTATTTTTCTCTTTTTCTCATTAATTTGCAGGTCCAACCTTTATAACTTTTACCTGATTTCAACATGCGGACAACCCTCATTCGGTAAGTTCCAATTTCCTTCGCGGCATCGTAAGCACCTTTACAAAAGAAAGATTTGCCTGATACGTGGATACATTTCAAGTCATCTGCTTGTTCTTTCTGAACGTTTAACTTAGGTGTAATATACCTTAGATTGGTAATCTTGTTTAATTTTTTATCTGGCTTAATGTGGTCAATATCCATATTAGCAGGACGTTCTCCCACAAATGCTAGCATAACTAAAGAGTGAACGGTGAAGGTTTTAAATACTCCGGGTTCACTATACAATCGCACCCCGTAATAATTTTCTGCGCCTGTCCTACTGTTTGTTAACATAAAAGGTTTGAGTAATTTGCCTTCAGGATGAAGGCGGTAAGACTTAACTTCTCCAAAGTTAGACACTTTGTAGTCTTGGTAATTGGGAATTGCTTTCCATTGCTTTCTCATGATATTGTTTTTATATTCGTACTATATATCGTACTCGGTCTTTATATCCTAAATTTGTCTATAGTTTCAAGCACAAAAAACCCCGAACTAGAAAGTTCGGGGTACATCAGGAATGATAAAGATATATGAAGATACCTAGATAGGCAGACTATATATCACAAAGAACCCAAACAAATGTTTGGGCTCTTAGAAACGAATATATGATATCAGGAAAGTATACCTATTGTATGTATCCACTGCAACAAAGTTTCATAAAAAAGTCCTGAGTAGAAACCCAGGACTCAAAAAATAACAACAATTATTATGAAGAACTAGTCTTGACCGACTCTTTCTTTTTTATATATTCAAGAAGCTTCTGAAGGTTTCGTTCAGTCTGGCTATAACCAGTACTTAATTTTACTGCCTTACTGTTTTTAGGTTTGCGCATAATTAATAAGATCCAGACCACATCCACCATGGGAAATCTGAAGGACAGTTCATACCAGCACCACCTCCGGAATAAGTCGAAAAGACATTATTGTATCCGTAAGAACCATTCTGTAAAGATTCTGTCCAGATCTTTTTTTGCCAAGCATATGGACGATCTGGTGTGGTAATGCTAGATTGGAACGGTGTTCCAAAAGAAGCTACTACTTCTTGCTTAGCATAACTACGAGTCCACAAAGGATATAGGTCATTATAATTCCAAAGGTAACGTTGCATGAGCCAAGAGTATTGTTGTGCAACTTGCTTCATTTGAGATTGTAAGAATCTTACTTCTTCTAGTCCTACACTTTCGCTTTCAGTTCCTTTAGGAACCATAATTGATTTGTTGTAAATTTTATAGGTCAGGAAAGGAAGAGCCATATAAGCTGCCCAGTTAAGGACTACATTGCCTAGATATTCGTCTAATAGAAAAGCATTATCTGGAGTCACAGTATTGGTACGAACCTGTAGTTTAATTTCGTTTAGTAATGCTGACCCCAAATACTCTATCGCGTAGGTCGATTGTGCGTTAAACACAAATGGTACTAATACATCTGGACTACAATTGAAGGAGATGGTTGAAAAACTCTTCAACTTAGTTTCTGAAACCAATAAAATCTCGTTTTGGGCCATTTTAATAATTTTTTATTTAAGCCATTTCTTCAACGACTTGGACATCTGTTCCACCTTCTTTTACATCTCCACCAATCACTTCTGGGAATAGTTTAATAGGTTCAACAATTAAATCTCCAATTCCACCAAACAATTTAAATAGTTTGTTGAATGGTTTAAGTAGAGATTTGGTATCGGGTACTACCACCTGCTGGGTGAATAGCTGATATGAATCTAGGATCTGATCCTTACCACCAATCTGTACTCCAGAAGAACTTTCAAACACACCTAACATTTTTGGATTCACAATACGATGACCTGACATGATAGTTGTGATTAGTCTTTCTTGCAATGCAAGATAGTAATCATCGTTAGCAGCTGTGATTGGAGTAATAGTAGTTTTTTCTTCTGCTCCATTTGCCCAACTCAACATCATTCTACCTGCTGATTCAGTTCCACTGAAAGAGGAAACTATTTCGGAATACACTTGTTGACGAGATTCTGGACCTGGATCTCCAACCATTTCAATCCAAAGACTTGGTGCAAGACCATTCTTTAAATTACTTAAATGGAATGTATCGATTTCTACGTCTGCTGAAATTGCTGTAAGTGCTCCAGAATAACTCGGTGTACCATAATAAGAATTGCCTGGATAATAATCCCAGTAGTAAAGCAATTGTGATGGATATTCTTCAGCATCATTTGGATTGAATGATTTAATCTGTTTAGGTTTATACTCACTCTTTTTATACTTAGCCCAATCATGTGAATAGTAATACCATTCCACACGATCAGTAAGAGGATCAATATAACCTGAACGAATCTTAGACACATCCATATGATAAATGGCTGCAATCTTAGAACCATCTCTTGACCATACTACATTAAGAGCAAACGCTCCGTAAATTTCGTAATCCAAAACTACTTTTTCAAACACATCGTTCCAACTTTCGTCTGGATTAATTTGTTCTAATTTAGGTTCTTCGTTGGGATCTACTGTTTTCAATCCGTTACCTGTAACAGCAATTGATTTGGAAATCAAACAAGTTCTATTGAATGCAGATTTCTGAAACAGTTCTCTAATAAAATCTGGATACAGATTATCATAACCTGCCCACACAAAAGGAGTATTTGCGTTACGAACTTCTTGGCGCGTAGGAACAGAAGGATCTGCTATCTTATCCGCTTTAATATTATAGACTGTCTTTTTGTTTTGATCTGACATAATAAGTTTTTATCTATTTATGCTTGTGCTGCAAACCATGTTTCACCATCGGTGATAGCTTTTTGCAACACTGCTTTTTGTTCTGCTGTTAAAGATGTTTCTTTTTCTAGAACAATCTTTAGATGATCTGCATTTCTAACAACTGCTGAATGTGTGTATGGAGGATTGTGATGATCGTCCGCTTTTCCAGCTAAGACATCCTCGATAACTTGCACACTGTCTAATGCGATTTCATACGCTGATCTTACGCTCATATTTTTAATTTATATTATAATGCTGTGAAGCTTACTTTTTGCCATGCAGTTCCGTTATAGAATACTATCTGATTTCCAGTGGTATCATAAGCCATCATACCTGCAACTGGTGAAGCAGATCCTGTAATGTTTGCTGCTGTATCTTTTTTAGGAATGAACATGTTGTATACTGAAATGGAATTTCCTGCATCAGAGTAAAGCTGAGTACCAGATCCAGTAGAAATTCTTAATTGATTGCTACCAGTTGCCCCGGATAAACCTGTTCCTAAGAAAGTGTTACCAGATCCAGTGGCTGCGTAACCTGCTTGGTAACCGATATAAGTTGTATCAGTTGCTGAAGTACTAGAATATCCTGCTTCGTAACCAATAGCTATTGAACCAGTTGCAGAGTTATTATAACCTGCATAAGCTCCAAGCAATACCTGACGATTTCCACCTCCTGCTTGACCTGCTTGGTTACCAACTGCTACTGAAAATTCAAAGTTTAGTCCAGTTGCATAAGAGAAGTTACCAATTGAAACGTTAGCAATACCAGACGAAACAATCGCACCAGCATGGCGTCCAACAAACACGTTGTAATCACCAGAACTTAAAGCATTACCTGCTGCAAATCCCATTAAGGTATTATTGCTATTAACAGTGGTTCCTGCTCTACATAAGAAAGCAGCCTCAGAGGTCATACCCATTTTAGCAGGCACTGTGGTTCCAAAACTTAATTGAGAATAGTTTAGTTGCACACCCGTAGCTCCATTGAATTGCATACGGATATTTCCACCGCCATCACCAAGTAGAATATTGTTAGCCAAACCACCAGTAGCGCTTGTCACGTTACGACCAATGACTACGTTTTCATTACCAGTTGTGATACCAAGTCCTGCACTTTCACCAACAAATGTATTGTTAATACCGGTGGTTAAGTTAAGACCTGCTGCATGACCGAGTGCAGTATTTGAAGAACCAGTAGTTGTATTTTGTAGCGAATTATTACCAATACCTAAGTTAGATGCACCATAAGTGTTAGCAGAAAGTGCATTGTAACCAAATGCTGCAGAGAAAGAACCTGTGGTATTAGCACTAAGTGCAAATGTTCCTATTGCAGTTAATTGAGTACCAGAAGTATTTGTACTTGCAGCATTATAACCAACTGCAGTGTTATTATCTGCTACAGTGTTTGCTTTTAAAGCATAACGACCAATTGCTGTGTTACCTTGTCCAGTGGTATTAGCATTTAATGAATTATCACCAAGTGCGGTTAAATATGCACCGGTAGTGTTTGTTGCTCCGGATTGCCATCCAATAAATGTATTATAACTTTGATTGTTAAGTACCCCTGCTGATTGACCAATCATTATGTTACCAACTAGTGTTGCTCCAGTAACTCCACGTCCCGCATCAGCACCGATTGCTACAGAATCTTGGTGTGCACCAAATCTATTAGCATTGTTACCAATAGCAATTGCTCTTGAAATTGGACCAGTACCTGCTAATACGATATTTCCAATGGCGATACTACCTGTTGGACCAGTAGATCCATTTAAAACGGATTGACCAAATGCTGTGTTAGCAGATCCAGTTACATTTTGTACTAGTGCTCCACCTCCCATTGCTGTATTACCTGCTCCTGTAGTGTTGTTTTGTAAACAAGAACCACCGACTGCAAAAACGATAGTTTGTGCTACTTTACCAGCATTTGTTCCAATTGCTATAGAACCATTTGTGGTTCCTCCAGAAGCATTCTGCATCGCTTGGAAACCTATTGCTATAGCACCTGTTGCGTTACCTGTACCACCATTCTGGAATGCTTGATGACCAATGATGATAGAGTTTTGTCTGTTTCCTGTGGCATTCTGTCCAGCTTGTGTACCAATAAAGATACCACCGCTCGCTCCACCAGTTGCTCCTTCGCCTGCTTGATTACCCAGGAAGATAGCACCGCTTGCCCCAACTCCTGTGATAGTGCGACCTGCTGAAGCACCAATGGCAATAGTTCCTAAAGAAGTTGTAGAGGAAGCAAGTGTGTCTTGACCAATAGAAATTATGTTTGCACCAGTGGTATTTGCACCTAAGTTAGTGCTAGAACCAATGGCAATATTTGTAGCAACAGATGAACCACCACGTCCAATATAAACTGAATTAGCGTTAAGTGTAGATCCGTCGAATGTTAAATTGGTTTCACCGTTTAAGTCTCCTGGGGTATCTGAACCTGTAATGACTCTATTGTCTGCGTTGTTGTTAATGTTTGCTCCAGCACCGGACGTTCCAGAACTACCAGAGGTACCATCTACACCAGAACTTCCAGAACTACCAGAGGTTCCGTCTACACCAGACGTTCCAGAACTACCAGAGGTTCCGTCTACACCAGATGTTCCAGAACTACCAGAGGTTCCGTCTACACCAGATGTTCCAGAACTACCGGAGGTTCCGTCTACACCAGATGTTCCAGAACTACCGGAGGTTCCATCTAAACCAGAACTTCCTGAACTACCAGAGGTTCCGTCTACACCAGACGTTCCAGAACTTCCTGAAGAACCATTCTGTCCACTGGTTCCAGAGGTTCCAGAGGGTAGAGTTGTAAGTATAAATAAAATCTGATCGTTGTTAGAGAATGAATGAGCTAAAGTAACTAAGGTGACTCCAAGCGTCCAATAAGTTGTATTATCGGTTTTAGAGGTTACTTCCCAAGTTTGGTAGTTATTTTGATTTGTTTGACCCTGAATGGTAAAAATTGTACCAATCGGAATATTAGAAAGAAAAATATCGACATTATCGCCTAATCCGTCTTGGTCACTAACACTAATAGAGGTAGCATTTGCTTGTGTTAAATTATTCCAAAGAAGATTACCGGTACCAGGATCTCCTGTTGTGGTATTAGTTTTAGCAACATAATTAAAGAGCGAGTTAGAAACACCGTTTACCCCGCTGGTTCCTGAAGAACCTGAACTACCAGAGGATCCACTGCTACCTGAGGTTCCAGATTGACCCGAACTACCTGAAGATCCAGATTGACCAGAGCTTCCTGAGGTTCCAGATTGGCCAGAGCTTCCAGAAGATCCTGAGCTACCTGAACTACCGTTAGATCCTGGTAATGAAGTACCTGAGGTCCCCGAGGTACCAGTTTGACCAGAACTTCCAGAGGATCCAGACTGACCTGAACTACCAGAGGATCCAGATTGACCTGAACTACCAGAGGATCCAGATTGACCTGAGGTCCCTGAGGTCCCCGAGGTTCCATTAGTCCCTGGTAATGAAGTACCTGAAGTTCCAGAAGATCCAAACACGGTTATATTACCGTTTGAATCTTTAGCTTTGATTTGGCTGTTCTGTGAATATAGTGTAACGTAACCAGATGCAGGATTAGCAGGGCCAGTGCCTGAGGTACTCCATTGACCAAATTCAATTGATCCTTCCGATTCCATTCTAAGACGTCCGCTCATTTTTAATTTTTTTTATTGAAATGTCCAGGTAAAACCATCTTTAATTACTGCTTCACCGGTGTTTTTTATGATTAGGGGTTGACAAAGAGTTATCATGTCTTCGTCTATATAATAAATTGAATTGTCTGCATCAATCACACAATCATTAGCAACACCAGAATAGTAAATAATATTCTTTAATAATTCGTTGTCACTTGTGTAAGTGTATTTAATTATCTCTCCAGGTTCGAACTCTTCCAGTATAGCTTGACCCTGGTCAACTAAGATACCATTTCCTGGATCTAGAGTTGCAAAATCTGTGTTATATAAAGTGTAACTATAATTCCCAGGCGGAAATAATTCTATGATAGAATTAAGTGGATCGTCAGGAGAATCATATTCCACTATTTCTATATTAAATTTCACATAACGTGTGTTACGTGTTAAAATCTGAGGCACAACATAATAAGTGTGTCTTGTGTAAAGACTGTATAGCTTTAACAAAAAATAATCACCAAAAGTTTGTACGTCGTTACTAATTGTATCTGCGTAAATAACAAATGGATTATCTTGACCTACACTAAGAGTTATCATGTTGTAAGAAGTAAGTAATATGTGGTACCGCCAATCACAATTGGGATTCTAGTATTAGCTGTATAAGATCCAGATTGAATTGTCCCAGAATTAATTGTGACATTAGTGTTTGCTCCAGCATATAAAGCAATTGTATCTACCATACCTGCTGTACCGCCCGTTGCTCCAAGTATAATATTGTTAGATCCAGATGTTATGTTTAAACCAGCATAAGGACCAATTGCAGTATTTGAAGAACCAGTTAAATTGTTTTCTAATGCTTGAATACCAATGGCAACGTTTTGTGAACCAGTTGTGTTTTTCTGTAAAGCATAGTAACCAATACCAGTGTTAACTTGACCGATTGTGTTTAATTCCAAAGCATAATTACCAACTGCAGTGTTAAATGCACCAGTGGTATTTGTTTGTAATGCCCCTTGACCAATTCCTGTATTATAAGATCCTATTGTGTTACTATCTAAAGCATTTGTTCCAATTGCAGTGTTAAAAGATCCTGTAGTATTAGCAGCTAAAGCACTTACTCCAATTGCAGTGTTTCTTTCACCTGTAGTATTAGCAGATAAAGACGCGTTTCCGATTGCAACATTAAAAGTTCCTATAGTATTAGCAGCTAAAGCACTTACCCCAATTGCAGTATTAAAACCTCCTGTAGTATTCAAAGATAAACTACTAGTTCCTACTGCTGTGTTACCACTACCTATAGTATTTGAAGTCAATGCTCCAGCGCCTATTGCAGTATTAGAAGTACCTGTGGTATTTAATCTTAAAGTGTTAAATCCAACTGCAGTACCACTAAAAGCAGTACTTACTCTTAAAGCGTTATTACCAACTGCAACATTAGAACTTCCAGTTACGTTTGTACTTAAAGCTTCTTCTCCTATAGCAACGTTATCATTACCTCTTGTGTTAGCAAACATTGCTGTGTAACCAATAGCAGTGTTTCTAGCACCTGTAGTGTTTGCTTGTAGTGTACCACTACCAATTGCTATATTTGCAGATCCCGTAGTGTTTGCATACAAAGCAAGACTTCCAATACCTATTAAGTCAGAAGCAGTATTTGTATAAAGCGCTGTTGTACCAATTGCAATATTATTAGTTCCACTTTGATTTTGCGCTAATGTATTTGCACCTATTGCAATATTATTAAATCCGTTAGTATTAGCCAAACTTGCTCCAATACCAATAGCAGTATTTTGATAACCGTCTGTATTGTTTGTTAAACTATTATAACCAACTGCACTATTAGAATGACCAATTGTATTTGCATCTAGTGCGCCATCTCCTACTGCAGTATTAAATGCTCCTGTGGTGTTTACTCCAAGTGCAGATCCATTTACTGAACCAGCAACGTTACTTGTTACACCACCACCTCCGTATGTAAATCCATTTCCAGAAGTCCCAGAGCTTCCTGAAGTACCCGAGGTCCCAGAACCTGTGCCTCCAGCTCCTAGAACAGTGATCGTGCCTTGATCATCTTTAAGTCTTAATTGGCGATCACTACCATAATAGAGTGAACCATAGCCAGTACTTGGCGAAAATGAAGTACCCGATGTTCCTGAAGTACTAAAAAGTATTTCACCGTCGTAATTACCAAGTTTTAATGTAGAATTAGCCATATTAGATGTCTTTCATTAATGAATATGTATTCTCGTGTTTTTGACATAAAAAAAGACCAGAATCCTGGTCTTTTTTCAAAACATATAGTTGTTTAATTAAGCAGCAGCAGTAAATGTGCAACCAGTAAAGATAGCATTAGGTGCACCAGCTAAATTGTATGCTGGATGAACTTCCTGTGAGGTAATGGTTAGTGTATAGCCATTCAAATCAGGAAGCGCTACTCCGGATGTTGCAGCATTAGCTGTAACAACACCACCACGGGTATCGCCCATCAACCAGTATCTGTTATTTTGATCTTGGAAGATAGCACTGATTTTTCTATTCTTTGCTAGAAGAAGTAATTCATATCTTTTCTGAGAATCCATTTGCTGTAAGTTAAAGGTTAGGATTGCCTCAAAGAACAAAGTTCCGTTTTCCTGACTCACAGTTGCATTTTCAGTAAAGGATGCGACGTTTTTGGCTACTTCGAATTCGAAGAACACTCCATCGTCGCCGGTTGCTGCTGTAACTTGTTGAGGTGTTGCTCCAGTAGTAGAAGCAAGCGTTAGTGTACCAGGTTCAAAATCAGTTGCGATCCAGATTGTACCCTGGAGACCGCCCGCAGATTCTATACATGGTAATGAGATTGCGCTCGAGATATTACAGGCCATTGTATTTAAATTTTATTTTTTGTTTTTAAAAGAGTCTGAATTTTACTTCAGACTCTTTTTATGTTTAACTTATTGTATGATTATACAGTTACAACAAACTGATCAGATAGTGCTTGAACACCAATTCTGTAAGAACAGTTTAGTAAAACATTATCTTCAGCTGGGTTGTAGTAGAGTTTTAAGCGGTCAACATCATCTGTTAAACCTACACCTAGGAAAGCCATTGATTTTGGACCAATTGCAACATAAGGAACTGCAGGAGAACCAGCATCAAGAATTCCGCCAAATCCAACAATTTGAATTTTCGTTCCTGGCCAAGTGAAAGAGTTAGCTGGCATGCCAGAAACGTTGTTGATGTTAGCGTAAGGCTGTAGAATTGATACGCCTTTGTTAAGCAAAGCTTGAACTAGTCTAGCGTAAGTAGGCATTGAAACATAAGCTACTAGATCTTCTTGCTGAAGTACAGCAGGATTAGCAGAAGCCAATGTGTCAATCAAGCCCCAGAAGCCATCAAATGCTGTAGTAACAGAAGAAAGATCTGAAGCATAAGCTGAACCATCGATTGATCCAGATGCAATAGAAATTTCTGACTGAAGTCCGTTGATAGTAGAACCATCACCTTGCCAGTAGAAAATTTCATTTTGTGCTGCGATTCTTTTTACCATGTAATCAGAAACTGCTTGTGCAAAAGGAATTGTCTCTTGATATCCAGAAGCGGACATTTGAGAAGACAACCAGTAGTCTCTAAGATCATTAGGACAGAATGCATTCTTTACCATCTTAGTTGCGATGGTGATATTTTTTTGCGTGTAAACAATTTGGTTGTTACCAAGTTGTCCTGCGCCGAATCCGCAAGAGTAATCTTTAACATCAAGATTAGCTCCGAGGATGTTTAGTGCTACTGTTCCAGCGGAAAGTCCGGGCTTTACAGTAACAAATTGTGCTGTGACAGGAGAAAGAACTGCTTTGGAAATCAAACCTTGTGAGGTTTCATCGGTCCAAGCATTCAATCCTGCTAAATCAAATCCGTATGCCATTTTATTTAATTTTTATTTTCTGAATGAATTTTTTAATTCATTTAAACGAGCGATTCTTGCATCTACTTCGTTAATTGGTTCATTAGACGTTTCAGAGAAAGTGGAAATTTTACCAGATGCTGGTGCTTTACTGAATTTTTCGAATTTTTCTTCCATCTTAGCGATCTTGCTTTTCATTTCAGCAACATCTTTAACAATGGGTTCCATAGCTAGTGCTACTTTTTTCATTGCTTCTTCGATTTTGTCTTCGATGGATACTTTTTCTTCCATCTTTTCTTCTTCAGCAGGCTTTTCTTCAGCAGCTTGCTCAACTTCAATTTCTACTTTTGGTTCTTCAGCTTCGCCTTCTTCTACAGAAACTATTTTACCGCCTTCAGTTTTTACCTTTAGGCCGGAATCAGTTGTATGCTCCCCGTCAGGCGCAGGTTGCTTTCCTTCTTCTGTTACGACAAAAATGTCGAATCCAGGAGCGAATTCTTCAGCCTCAACCACGGTAGTGCCATCAACAAGTTTTGCTGTAGCTAGCTTCACGTTTAAACCAAGTACTAATCTAATTTGATTAAGTTTTGATTTGTAAGTCATTTGAGTGATTTTTATATTGATTTACATTAGTAGATATGTGCAAATTTGATTTTGCCATATCTTGCACTAATTTTTTTTAAGAATTAAGAATGCGCATGATCTCTTCAACCATTTCTTTTTCTTTTTCTATATTTTCAAGTTCTTTTTTGTCTACGAAATTGCCTTCGATACTAAATCCTTTGTATTTACCAGCTTTAACTGCTTCCCATACTGCAGGATCAGAAACTTTAAGCTTCAACATCCAGGTACCAACTGGTACATCTAAATTGTATTTAGTGTTAGCTTTATCGGACAATGTCTCTACAAGCCAAGATTCAAAAACAAAGCTGTTTGCATTGACAGTTTCATCGTGTTCCAAGTTTGTGCTGTGGACTCTTAATTCTTTCATGAATTTTTCAGCTACTTTAGCAATTGTTTCTTTGGAAAACTTCACATAGTATTCTTTACCGTCATCATCTCTACGATAGATTTCCATATCTGGAATCATTGCTGCTCCCACTATGATTTTCTGATCTTCGTCTGTGGCAAATTTGGTATTGTATTCGGAAATACGAGTAAACTTAGAATTTTTAATAGGCACACAGTTAGGAACCATACGTCCATTTAATTCTTTTAAGCCGTAAGCTATGTAACCATCCTCACATACATCTTCTAGATCATCTTTTTCATCAGCAAATTCTTCGTCTTTTAATGGTCCGCCATCTACATGTGCAAGACAAGAACGATTAGCATTACACTTAAAGTCAAAAAACTCACAATAACCAAGTTCTCCTGCATCTATTACATCTTCAGCATCTTCACCAATACCTTCTGCAATGCAGGCTTTCATTTTTTTGGTGATATTAAATGCTGCACAGTTACCACAAATTTCACCTTTAGCTTCTTCCACTGGTACTTTCCATTTTGCTGCTACTTTGTCCCAGTAATCGCCAGGATTTTTAATATCTAACGGACCATACATTGCTTTGTCAATGGCTTTTTGTCTGTTAGCTAGATTTATTTCTATATCTAATGTGGCAGGAGGACAATCTTCTTGGAATTTCTTTTTCTTTTTAGGTACTTCGTCGACATATGGAGCTAAACCACTGGTATCGGTACCCATTTTTTTCTTAGCACTTTTGTTTTCGTAAGTGCTAATGCAAATTGCATAAGCTTGATCTTGTGCGTAACCTTCGTCACCAACTAATTTGCTCATACATCTGCCTATGAACTCGTCTTGGGTCTCTCCAGATTGAGGATCTACAAAGTTATGTTGTTTTAGATAAACCCAATATTTTTCGATAGCTGGCTCATCGACTAAACTTACCGCGGTCACTCCTGATTCTTCCAAATCTTCGATGACTGCTAGTTCAACGACACGCTTATTTTTTTCTGATTTTTCCATGTTGTGTTTATATATTTGAATATGCAAATCTTAGAGTTTGGCAAGATTCGCGATCTTCTTGTCTGCTTCTGCTTGACTGTAGAAGTCGGAAGCAACCACATAAGTCTTGATAATTGGAGTCTGTTGTTGATCTGCCATCATAGCTTGTAAATCGCTTATAGACGGCGTTATTCCTCCGTCTGCATATTTTCTATTACCAACAGAATTAATCGCGTTTAAGAGTGGCATAAATGAGCGTGTGGACCGTTTATTAACCACGAACTCACCACCTTCTAATTCCCCATAACCAGTTTTAATTCCGCCTTGGGAATGGGATGGACCAGTTAGCAATCCACCTTTAGCAAATTTGCTTCCAGTTGATGCAGGTGCGGCTGCGCCCCCGCCAGTGTCAATATTCTTACCTAGATCTTTGGGATTCTTACCGAATAAAGCTTTAGCTTGCATGAAAGCTGTGGCAATCAAAGCAAGAGTGGAAGCCACCGCAATAAGGTTAGTTGGAAAACCTTTGGCTAAATCTTTACCAATACCTTTAAAGGCATCCACTAAAGCTAATGTGGTTCCAACTAAAGCTAAACCTTGTTGGACTTTAATTAACACTCTACCAGCAGCGGTTTCTTCTCCCATTGCCTGAGCAAGTTGTCCAGTCGATGCTGCTAATTGATTTACAGCATCAACTCTTTGTTGAGATGCATCTCTTAAAAGTTGTTGATTTTGTAAAGATGCCCGAGTATAATCTGCTTCTGCAATTTTACCTTTTGCATAAGCATCATCTAAAGCTTTTTGAGAGTCTGCTATTGCAGTTTTGGTCTTAGCAAAATTACCTTCTGCTTTTAGCATGGCTTTGTCCATGCTTTCGTTTAGTTTGTTCCAAAAATCTTCTCCAACTGCAGCATTAGTTTGGTTCTTGACATCTTCTGTCACAGCAGCATTAAAGGTCTTTAATTTTTCTGCGTATTTTTCTGCAGTAAGAGTACCATTTGCTAATGCTTCGTCTAGCTTTTCTTTAAATGCTTGTTTACGTTTTTCGCCGTCATCTTTAATACCTTGTAATTGTTTTTCTAAACCTTCTTTTAAAGTATTAAATTGTTCGTCAGCAATTTGCTCGTCAATTTCTTTTATGCTTTCGGCTTGCTCTTCCTTGGCGCTTTTGATGGCTTCGTTGTTAGTGGTTTGCTGTTTGATGTAGGCTGCGTCAAGGTTGTTCTTTTGAATAAGAAGTGCTTGATACTCTGCAGAATCTTTTTCATAAAGAGCCATTTTATCGTTAATGGCTTTTGCTTCTGTTTGGTAGGTTTGTTGGGCTTGGGCTTGTTCATCTTTTAATGCTTGTATTGTGTCTTGCGATTTAGTTTTATTCGCATCAGCAAGAGCTTGTTGGCTTTTTGCTAGTTCTTTTGCACGATCTATTTCTCCAGCAAGTGCAGCATCGATCAACTTTTCGTTGTCTTTGATTGCTTTGGTTCTTGCTGCACCAGAAAGTTTTTCTAGTTCTAGTTTTTTATTTAGAAGTTCTCTTAGTCTTTTTTCGTCAATTTTATCTTTGGTAATTTCAAGATCTATCAGTGCTTGATTTTCTGCTTTTTTGCGAGTTAATTCTTTATCTGCAGCTTCTTTAGCTTTGGAAGCATCTTCTTTAGCAGCTTCGTCTGCTTTTTTCTTTTCGTCTGCTTGGAATTTTGCTTCTTCTACAGCTAATTTTGTTTTAAGATCGCGAAATTGTTTAGCTTCTTCATCGGTTAATTTGCCCTTTTCCTTTAAAGTTGCTCTTAAAAAAGCTAATTCATTTTCAATTAATTGCTTTTTCTTATCATGAATTTCTTTAGCACTTGCACCTTGTGCTTCTAAAATAGCAATTTCTGCTTCTAATCCTTCGTTAACACGATCTGTAGATTTTCTGAATTTAGCTAAATCACGTTCTCCTTGAGAAGTTACTCCAAAAAAATCTGTTACCGCATTTTTAACAGAAGTAAATAATTCACCAACTACTTTTAAACCTGGAATGAAATTTAAAACAGCTTTTTTAATATCATCAAAATGTCCAATTAAAAGGCCTAAACCAGTAACTAATGCACCAACTCCTGTTACAGCTAAAGCGCCTGAAAATATTTTCATTCCTGTAGATGCAGTCTTAGTTGCTTTTTCTGTTGCAACAAAACCATTAGCTAAAATTCTATTTGTTGCATCGTAAATTTTAGTAATTCCTGTTAATTTTAAAATAGAACTTCCAACATCTTTAACATCTCCTGCTAGATTTTTAAACTGCGCTTTAACATCAGATGTTTTAAATGCACCAAAAATTTTGAAAGAATCTACTGCTTGATTAACAGAAGAACTAATGCCACCAATTGGACCAGGCAACAAAGAAAATGTACCATAAATGTCTTTGCTTTTTATATTAACACGATCAATCGCATCTCTTGTATCATTTAATGCATTATTTAAAATATTAAATTCTTTAGCTGATTCTGGGGTTTTTAGAAGTTCTTTTTGCAGAACTCTTTGCCTCTCCGCCAGGGAAAGCGTACGGTCCGAAGCTATTTCTAAACTTTCGGATTCTAAATCAAATTTAATTTCTATTTTACCTTTGGCCATTTTAGTAATTTATTTTAAGGAATTTGGCAGTTTTGATAACAGTATACTGCTAATTCAACTTGATCTCCAGAATCTATTTGCACGTTATCAATTTGAATATAAGGCGTGAAAGTAAATTGTTGGCTATAAGACGGACTTGGATTTCCGTTTATGAAAATATACACATATCCACAATTTCCAGTTCCTGGTAAATTAGTTGTCACGTTTATCTGGATAGAATTTGTCGGACTTCCGTAAGTAATACCATTTGGATTAGTTTTATAACCATACAAAGTGGAAGTTAATGGGAAATCACTAGGTCCTTCTAAGTTGCCCATGAAATAACCGTTAATACCAACATCATAGATGTAACCAAATCCACATGAAGCATTTCTAATCGTCCAGTTAGATCCTTGAGGTGTTGGTGGAGGAGTTGCACATGCGGTCATTTCTGTAGAAGATGCAGGATTAGTACCTGTTGACCAACTAAATCTCACACTATTACCACTAGTTAAATTATCAGTTTTAGTTAAAGTATAATTATAACTGCCTGGGGCAAGTGTAATATAACCATTACTGTTACTTCCTCCTTGCGACGAATAAAAAGTTTGACCGGACGATGTAATAGTATCGCTGCCATTTGCATTAATACTATTAATAGTCATACTATAAATTGCAGTACCTGAAGTACTTCCTGCTGTATTATATTTTGCCCACACATTAACACTAGATCCAGTAACAGTTATTGTACCAGTTGAAGTGCTACCTGCACCACCAGAAACTGGATAAACTCCAGTTTGTGAAATGTAACAAGCTGCTGCTGGAGGTGGAGTTGGTGTTGGTCCAGGTCCAGTACCACATGGATGGAAATCTATTGGAATGATTAAGCTTGTTCCAACACAATTTCCAGAAGTTGCTGTCACAGTTATTTGTGTTGCAAGATCGTTAGCAGTTACTTGAATACCACCTAACAAAGCTAATCTGGTAACTCCAGTTGCCACGTTAGTGTAACCATCATTAAGGGTAAATGGTCCTGCATCTGTTCCGATTGTTGATATTTGTACGTTTACTGTTGCCATATTATGAAGTACATGATACTGTTTGTGTTAAATCCGTTCCTGATATTGTGAATGGCGTACCGCTTCTTGCACAAATAGAAGTTAAAGGTGCCACTGTTTCTGCGTAATGGAAGTTACCATCGCAATCTTGCCAATCACCAGTCCAATTAGAAAAAGATTCATTAGTGTAATAGAAACAAGAAGTAGAACATACGATGTTAACCGAAAAAGAATCTGAAATTGGATTTAACGGATCTGCAGGTCCTGCTTCTACTAATAAATAAAGACCTTGTGCAGTATTATAAACAGTGGAAAGAGTTCCTGAAGTTGGTGTACTTAACGAAGCACCCCACGGACCTGGATAGCTAGCAAATCCTTTCCAACCGCTTGTAGAAATAAATCCTGAATTATCATACCAAGTAAATCTATTTGGTCTGTCAAATACTTCGTACTGTGCAGTTATTTGCGTAGACGTTTCGCCGTCACAAATATAATATTCCGCATACTGATGATAATCTTCACCATTATAAGAGCCGTTAATAAATTGTCCACAAGCATTACATGGAGGTGGTTCAGGTCCTGTGCAATTTCCATCTATAAATAATGTTCCATTTTGTACAAATCCATATCCATCGTTATCTACAAATAGCGGATCACAACATGCTGTGAAATCGTTATCGATAACATAGACTGAATTTGTGTTATCTATAATACAAGAAGGCGTAACGCATTTCCATGCTACTCCGCCTGTTAAAGCACAATCATAAACTGCACCAGTTAAATTAACACTAAATCTATTTTCTGCACCAGTAACAGATGCATTAATAGGAGCATAAGTATAATTTCCAAATCTAACAGTGTTTTGTATGTTTAATGTTGTGTTAGTTTGTTCAATTGAAGTTCGGAAAGTACCTGTAGTATGTGCTGCACCATAAGTTAATGAACCTCTTAAAAAAGTATTAGGAGCAATAGGTCCAGTGTAATTAAATGTTGCACCTGTTGCAATTGTAGAAATATCTTTGGAGTATTCATACATCCATAAAGCTCCATCTGTAGATTTTTCTATTCCAAAACTACCTGTTCCGTTAACGGTAGAAAAGAAATCAAAATAATAATTATTGGTTTCGTTAGCACAAGGTAAACAAGTACCAGGATCTCCGGTTGCTGCTACTGCACCAGATCCACCAGCCACTTGAACTGCATCAAATCCGTCAAAGTACCAACCATCTCCAACTGGAGTTCCTGATTGGTCTGAATACAAATAAGTTGCTAATCCTAGATCTGGATCGTTCCCGTACCAGAATTGCATTTGTGCTCCTGTGCAACACACCGCAGCACATAGACTTGGTCCGGTACAACCATTAAAAACAGTTAAGTCGTAAATGTCGCAATTGCACGAAGAACATAAACCAGTTTGTCCAGGAATTCCATTAGTAATATAAACATATTTCCCGTCTGCTGCATACCAACCCGTTGAAGCAGCTCCACCAGTCGAATTTGCAAAAAAGAAAGTGTTTTCATTCCAATTAGATCCATTATTTTCTACCCAAATAGTACCTGTTGCCCCTTGACAGCAACATGCTTCGCAATATGTTCCAGTTCCAGGAAAGAAACAAATAGATTTAGGATCTAATTCTGGAATACATTCGCAACCTGAACTGACAATTGGAGTGACAGCCGTTACAACGCCTTCTCCATTAACCGTATAAACATTTGTATTATTAGAATAATAACCCGTTATTCCTGGTTGTGTTGCGGAAGCATTTAAGTAAATAACTGAACCTCCAGTTAAATTTGGAGCATCAGCAGAAAATATAGTTGTGATTGGAGAGTTGTATAAACAACATGCAGCTTCACAAAGTGTATTTGGAGAATAACAAATATCTGTTATCGGTAAAAACACATTGGGTAATTGCACACCGATATTGTTTAATTTATAAAGTACAACTTTACAAGGAGATTTTTCTTTTGGATTAAAACCATTTATAGAGTTAACTAAATAATAAGCATCTTTAACAAAAATCTTATCGTTAAATCTAAGATCTAATAAATCTTTATAATCTAAAATAAATTCACCTTCGAACAGATAAGAAAAATCTTTATCTATTGTTGTTCCTTCTGGAGTAGTTGCAGTTTCTCCATAACAAGAGTAATACCATTTAGACCAATATTGGTCAAAGTTATAAATCTTAGCTCTACCGTTTGGATTTCCTACTATTGTTGTATCCCATTGTGGTTCTGCATAAGTCCAATCTAAACTTTGGGCATTTGTATCCCATGGATGTGGCCAATAAGCACTCATCAATGGATAAGTGTTTAATGGTGTGGTGTCAACAAAATACCAATCTTTAGGTGCACCAGTTAATCCGTAGTAAAAACCTAGTCTTAATTTTGGTTGAATAGGAGTACGTCTACCTGGACCATCTTTTGTGGTTTCGTCTTTAGCAAGATGTGGTACTAAGAATTTTTCAGCTGCAGTAATATCAGCAGCTGAAGCTCCGGCTCCGTATCCAATTGGAGCCAAAGGTAAAGGAGCAAAAATAGTTTTTATTTCTTTAGAATCTCTTAAGATTTCTATGTAAGAATCTTGATTTAATTGTCCGTAACTTTGTTTTTGAGCTTGCTGATAATTGTAGTTTACATAATCAGAATCTTCGTCATCTTTAAAAGTCATGAAACGATTCTGCGTTTGGAAAACTGGCGTTAATTTATAGTCTTTTTCAGCAGCTAGTTTGTCGGTCCAATCTCTTAAAATACCTCCTTTAATCCATTCGCTCCAAGGTTCGATATAAAACTTTTTCTCGTCTTGAAAAGTAGGTTCAAATACAAGTTTAAACTTTTCAGAAATTCCTTTAATAAAATCTATTTGCTTGATCTGATCTGGTAGATTGTTATTAGGTATAATTGTAGAACCAGGAGAAGTAGATAAAACAATGTTACCGCTGTTTACCCAGTATTCCACATTTTGTTCTATGTTAACAAATGCTACCCAAAAATAAATTTGATCACCAGCAACAAAGTTTAAATCTGGCGTTGTAATACTAAAATTTTCTTGGCTTTGTCCGTTTGTAAAATAGGCGTTAGCAGCAGATCCTGGCCAGGTGTTACTATAATTAGAGTTACCTTGTTTAAGATAAAAAATAAGATATTCATTACCAGTAAATGTGTTACCGAAAGTATCCATTCTACCAGTAATTGTAAAAGCATATTGTCCATCTGCATTGACTGTGAAAACTCCTTGAGAAGGATTTAAATTAGAAGCATAATCAAAAAGTACAGTTTGTGGACTAACAATTAAAGGAGATGGAACAGAACCGTTACTTTGTGGTCCAAAATTAAATCCATAATAAGTAAAATTTAAACCTATGGTTTGATTAATTTCTGCTCTTGCTTCTCTGTCGGTCAGTAAATACAGATCAGTAAATAAATTACTACTTAAAAAATCACTTTCGTAAGTGTATTCTGTTTGTGCAAAAATACGATCCCAAATTGCTTTTACTCTCATGGCTGGTTTCATCTGTCCAGTATTGAGTGGAAAAACAGAAGAGGTAAATGGTTTAGATCCAGTTGTTGATAAAGTTGGAATTGTAGGTATGGTATTATTGCCACTACCTGTATAGTTATATCCCCATTCGCAAAGAGGATAAACTATATCTCCACTAAATAAACCCCTGTTCCAAGAATTAACAATTGTTTGTCTGTCTTTTGGATGCACTAAATCACTCACATCTAGATTACTAAGATAACCACCTTGTTGATTTGCTTGCGTACCTAATCCAATTTGTGAGGCAAAGTCAGAAAGTTCGTTAACAAAAACGATTTCATATTCTACATTTCCCGTACGTTCATTACGGAAAACATTTAACAACTGAATGTTACCATTCATGTAGAATTGTCCTTCCGAATTTAAATAAGCTTGTGCTTTTTTACTTGGATCAAATATTGTTTGGTTAACGTTGAAAATTTGTTGAAAAAATTTACCGTTAATATAGGAATGAGGAACTCTAAAAGTTTGGGAATAAGAAGCAACAGTTAACGTGGGTTCTGTTACATCTTGCACTCGTAAATTTAATCGCACAGGTTCTGTTTCAAATAAATCTAACAGTGTCCATTCTGTGGATCCGTATCTGCGTGCAAAAAGTTGTAGCGTTGCGTTCATCTTATGGATTTTGCATTGATTGGATTGTGGCTATTTCAATGTTAAATGTTGCAGTGAACAATTTAACTTGTTTAATGGTCTTCACTGTGTAAGAAGTTTCCACAACTTTACACACATATGGAAAATCATCTGTGCCTATATAAGCCCAAACCTGTGGACTTTTAACCACGTTCTTTAACAGGTCAACTTCATTTTGTGACAGAAAATCAGATGTAATAGTCCATCTAGTTTTAATTGCTTTGTTATAAGATTTCACCCCACCTTTTAACCAGTTCTGTGTGGTATCTCCAGATAACACAACGGGTGTTTCACTAGACCAATCCACTTCTGTTTGGTAAAATTCAGAGCTACTTGCATCTGCAGATTCCTCAGCAAACACAACAAAATTAAAATAATCTCTGCCACCTAAATTGTTTAGCCAGCACAGTCTTACTCGTGGATATAAATTGCTATAACAATCTTCTACCACATTAATAGTGACTAGTTCAGAAAGTGGAACTGTGGGTGCAGTGGAATAAGTACATGCACCTGTCAAAGCAAATGTGTTATACAATTGCACAGTGTAAGAAGCTGGCACTTCTCCTAGTTGGGTCCAAACTCCTATATCTTCTAGATCTTTTGGTCCCACTCTTAATGAAAGTAATTCCATGTTATTGGAACTAGAAAAGGAACCAGTGCCACCAGTGGCAATGCTACCTGTACAAGAAGCACGAGGTGCACCACCTTCACCACTAAAATTCACTATTGGATAACTGCCAATGTTGCTGCCAGTGGAATCGTAGAAATCAAACCAAGCAACTTTGGGAGATGAGGCTTGTAAATAAGCACCACCTAGTTCTTCATAAACAGGATTGCGGTTAAGGAAAGTTAAAGTGCGACGATCATAAGCCACGTCGTTAGCAGAAAAGTTATGACTAGGTGAAGCATTGGTTTCTTGCCAGTTACCTCCAGAGACTGAACGAACCACATTGGAAAGAAATAATCCTGGACCACCACATGAATCTGGATTAAAGATGGAATTGTTTTTCATCACATAAGGTGCGACATAACCAAACAGTCCATAATAATCTGAAGCAGAAGAATTTTGTACAGCCAGAGTTTTTTGTTGTTCACTCCAAGGTAAACTTGTTGGTAACACAACCACTGCTGCTTCGTCTACTCCTTCTTCTTCAACAAATCCTTGTGCTCCCACTAGAAATTCTGGTGAACCTTCTTCGCCAGTCACTACACCTGTGTAAATTTTTAAAGGATTGGATGCAGATCCTTGGCGGTATTCCTCTCCCACTTTCATGTACACATTGGCAACTGCATGGTATCCCACTTTGTAAGGTGTGGAAGTAGGAACTCCTACCTCGTTGGCAAAGTTGCCTATTTCCAAATAGGGATCCATCATGGTGCTAACATCAATCATTCCCACTCCACTTGGATTGGGTCTCTGTTTAAAACGATTAATAAATGCACCATCTACATACACGTCAAACACATATTTGAAATCATAGTTGCTAGTGACATCCCATTGATCCGAGGTCACACTCCAAATAACGGGATTGTAACCAGGAGAATAGTATTTAGGTCTGAAATTAACTGACGTGATCATGAGTCTTAATAATATTATTTAACCACCCGACTAAGCCTTTCATTTTGTTTTCTGACTTGTTCTCCTCGCCAAACAAGGAAATTAAATGCTTCTCTAACTCCGAGTCGGGAAGCCCGTTCGAGCTCCAAAGGATTTTCATCAGCCAGATGAATGAGTGTTGTGTACCACGTCCAGTGAGGATTGCGATCAAGTTCTCCTGAAACTCCGTCTTCTGAGTCTTGTTCAGGTCCGAATAAACTTTCGTAAGACCTGAAGATGCTATCGCGGAAGACAAAAAAAAACTCATAACTGCTTTAGCATGACGAACAGGCAGATCTAAAAATTTCTGACAGCGGTCTTTAAAATCCTTAGTGTCGTATTCTGCAATTTCGTACTTTAATAAATTAGATCGAGTTATTGGTCTGTATAAAATTGCTAGCACTTCGTGCAGTCTATTTTCAAAATTAGAATCGTTTAATAGTAAATCTAGATCAGCAAATTCTCCAATACTCATATCATCAAAATTTACTAATCCATATTCCACACCTTCGTGGGAAATTTTAGTGCGAGCTTCTAGATTTTGGGTCATGTTTTTTTCAATCATAACTTCTAGACTACTCCAGATCTCTAAAAATTGAATCGGATTTATCTCTTTTAATGCGTCGATTGGACAACCACTTAACGCAGAAACTAGATTGTATGATGTTTCTTGATCCTGCATTAAGATAGCAGAACGAATTGCATACAGATCTCGGATCCGAATCGTGGATATTTTGTATCTTTTTTTACCAGTTTTAAAATCTATCATAACTTTATTGCGTCTTGAATTATCTTTGTGACATATTCTGTCTGTTGTTTGGCAAATTCCTGGGCTAACACATCATTGAATTGCTCGTAAGTGGCGTCTGAAATGTTTAAAAAGTATCTCGGCTTAATGCCTCCTCTACCCTTTCCCGGTGTGGGATTCCAACTGCGGTCTTGTAAAGCCTCATAAATGATTCCAAAGTCTCTACCGCCTGGTCCTTCGCGTTCGGTTAACGTACCAGCATGCAAGTATACTCCATAGGAATCTTTGTTGTTAATGGGTTGCAACACAATTTGCAAACCATCTTTGTTCACCACCACACGAATGCTCCGAGCCAAATCTCCAGATTTGCGAGGAGCTTGCGCCTTTAAGATACCTTCGATGCGACGAGCAAACTTAGCGTATTGCTTGTCCAGATTAACACGTATGCCTTTGAGTCTTGCCATTATTTTTCAGGGAATGCACAATTATTAAAGGGGTTGTTTACGATGAAGACCACAGTGGCGCTCCAGCCGCAAAGATTATTATTCCTAGCCTCAACGAACGGATAACAAGCAATCGGTAATTCCACCGCCACATCCACTTCAGCCCACGTGGTCTGACGGATGCGAGAAAGTAGATCTTGCAGAATCATAAACGTGGTGTTCAATGTGTCCTCCTCAATATCCAAATCATTCACACTAATGTCTTGCACAGAAAGCGTGAAAGAAAACTCTATCGCTCCACCTTCGTCGAAATCTGCCCGGGTCGGCACCAATCCCACTAGCGGATACTTGGTGGGATGTTGCTTGTTGCTTTCGACGTCCAAGTCAGATTCTTGGCCAAAGGTGAATTGTTTCACTTGGAGATGCGAGAGCGACAGAGAGCGAAGATACTCTACAAGAGATTTAAAGGAGGAAATTGGACCGCTGGGCATAGCAACAAGTTATATTAAAGAGGGTGCTTTCACTAATGAATATATATTTAGCATCTTTTGCAAGCATTTTTATGGGAAAAATCAAGAAAGCACATCGCAAGAAAGTCCAAGCACGTAACGCCAAGCTCCAAGCTAAGAGAAAAGAGTTAATGAAAGCTCTGCAACCTCCGCCTACCAAGCAAGAATACATCGTCCAAAACTATGAAGCACTCACAGACCACATTGCCCAACCCGAAGTTTTGGAACTGTTGCAAGCCGACGGACCACAGTTCCGTTGATTTCGACCTCTTTGCAGACCGGTATATCGACTATGTCATGGGACATTTTGGACAGATCCGACGTAATTTTGAGATAACCAAACACAAAAACTGGTCGGATTTTCCAAGTTATGCCTTAGAGAAGTATCCGGCTTTAGGTTACGCAGCCACCAGAAAAAGATTAAGTCTAGCAGAATTAAAGTTAATCGAGGAGATCCAAAAGCTTTTAGAGAAAGAACATTATCTTTTACACAGGATTTACAAAGAAGATCCAGAGTACCTGCAACAGGTAGGAAAGCCTATAGAATTTTTAAACTTTCTAAAACGCAAATTTCCTTATCCTCCTAGGAATGCCTGGGAACTAGACCAAGCTTTTGCCGCAGCCGAAGAGGTGATGTTAGTGCTCAACGTGTAAACATTTTTTTATTCCGAAAAGATGTTGTAGATTTAGGAAAAAATATCAGGATGACTAGAAACGAAACTTACACCACGATTATGACGATGCTGCATCAGTTCACTCCTTACCTGCAGCACAACTACGAAATGACTAAAGCCACCACTCGGGATTGGTACCGGGTGATTCCCTCGGAATACATTCTGTGTGTGGTGATCTCTCCCAAGATGGGTATGGATCTTTGGGAAATGATGGGCAAGCGTAACCAGAAATCCATTGAAAGATTTAGTGCTTATCTGCGACACAACCATGAGAAGCTGGCCCGCACTTTGGAAACCCAACAGAGTCTGATCAGGGATTGGCACAAGTTAAATGGCATTCCTTACGAACCCAAACAGCCTTCTGAGTTCATGCACCACCTAGCAGTGTTAGTGTTTGCCTTACAAAACTTCTGCGGTATTGAGGAGATAGATGCTTACCATACCATAGATGTCAAATATGAAATCGTATCTGGAAGTCATTAACGTGTCACATCTGTTTATGGGAAAAAGAAATCTGGGCTTAGTGCCCACAAATGTAGATTGGTCTAGGCTCAATTTAGAGCCCGTAGCCGTGCCCAAATTAAAAACCATGTTGAGATCTAGGGCAATCCGTGTAGCGTTCTATACGGGCTCAGAATTACGCCTGACGGTGCTTACACGCCATCCTAGCATTGGAGGTAGAAGAGCTAGAAGAACCTCCAAGGGTTTCTGGGAGACTTACGAGATAGGTCGGGGTTGGGTGTGTATTGACAATCAGTGCGAGGTCTGGTTGATGCCATAGTTCGCATAACGGGGGACGGAGTATCTAAGCAGACTAGTGATCAAGAGATCTTAACCAATCTAGTGAACTCTAAGAGGGGAACCCAGACCATTCACCCAATTGCATGCTTTTCTTGCCTAGCAAGACTGGTCCACGACCACTGCCTATGCGCATTTTAGTGCCCACTGCGTAGCGCAAAGCATCTAGCAAATGGTTATACTGGTCAACTGGTTTATCGGTGCCTGCCCGAAAGTAATAGTTGTCGTACTCAATTCTCAGGTTTTCACTCTCCGCGTCAGCATGCACCTCATAAGCACGAATGGTATCGATCCCAGCTCTCACAGAATCTGGACCCTTTAAACAAGGTCTGACATTACGATAACCCAATCTCCTGAGAGTTTCGATGCTGCGAGGATCGGCTGCATCAGCCACTATGACTGCTGAGTAGGGCACTCCTCTGCGGTACATGAGAGCTGCCAGATCATCTGTGGTCAGACCAGTTTCATAAATGATCTCTTTAAGCCAAAGACGTTGCCCTCGCTTCTTCACTTGGATGAGGGCTGAAGGATCGTTAGCAAACCCAAAGTCCAGACCATAGATGGTCTCAGCTTCCCAGTCTGCTGGGGAAAGATCCCAATGCCAGTTGGTGAACACTTGGCCTTCTCCTAAGTCTCTCCACTCTCCCATGATGTGGTGACGCCAATAGGATTCGTCTAGAGCTTTAGCACGTTCCCACTCCTGCACCTTCTTGGGATCTAAGTGAGTCACATTGTCCAGATAAGTGGTATGCAAGAAGCCATGGTCTGCTTCCCATTTCGGGTTGGGCCTGCCATCTGGGAGGTACCATCTCTTAAAGATCCACGA